CCAATATTTTACTTGTATTTAATGTTGGTGTAATAGTGGCCGTAACGCTTGTATCGGTGTAGGTGGTCGAAGAAATGCTTGTGTCGGTTGTTATGTTGGCGGTGACTACCTGTAAAACTTTACCACCACCGCCTGCAGGCGTTGCCCACTTTAATCCTAAAGCCTGGGCTGAGTCAGCGGTCAGCACTTGATTATTTGTACCGATTGGAATTCTAGCGTCAAGAGTTGAAAAACCGAATAGATCGCCTTTTGTTGTCAATGGGCTATCAGCGGCATCGGTAGCAAAGAATAAAGCGGCACTCGTTGTGTTGAAATATAAATCGCCGCTATCGTATTGCTTTAACGCTAGGGTCGAACTCGTGCTAACTGTCGCCGTGCCAGCGGTAATAGTGCACACACCGGCGCCGATATTTTGTATCTGTACCGTATCGCCGGCGCTAAATAACGCGGTGTTTACCGTGATAGTAGTCGCGCCGGCCGCGTTCATTTGTACGACTGTGCCAGCGTCGGCTGCCACCAGTACATAACTAGTTGTTTTTGCCGTAGTTGATCCACCGCCCATTGCCGTTTGTTGAAGGCTAGTCATCTGGGCAGCTGTTAAAACCTGCCCGGTTGTAAATGTTTGCTTTGACATTATTTACCTGCTCTTTCGTAATTAGTAGGATAGTACATTTTTATCCAAAATCCCGTATGAAGCGTCATTTAAAATAAACGAGTCAATTATGGGTTCGAGAGTCGTGAATGTGGTTTTCCAGGAATTTGGTGTAACTGTATGCGCTACTCCAAAGATCTGAAAAGTCGCCGTTAAACTGCTACTTCCCGGCTGAGTAGTCGTAATCGTTACGGGGTCGAAGTAATCTAAACCGAGAGCGGCGGCGATTCCTGCGGCATAATCCGGGGTATTAAGATCGAGAGTAATAGCGTCGCAGCGAACCGAAGTCGCCGCTCTCGAAGCAATATAAGCCTGCGCGTAGTCCAGCGCGTCCGCGTCCGTTTGCATGAGTAAATTTTGTTGATTATAAGAATGTAAAAAATAAAGAGCAATCGAAGCCGCGTTCGTCGCCGTCTGTACCGCTCCTCCAGATCTCGAAACCTGCGCTGAATTATAAACGAGGACATCGTTGAGAATCCATAAAGCGTTAGAATATTTTATTCCTGTTCCGTTATCGTTAAAAACGGTCGCAGTTCCGGCTACGCTCGAAGCGGTTAAATTACGATCCTGGAAAACAAAAGAGCCACTAGGATCAATATACAACGCGCCAAATTCTGAGAGTTCAACGGTCTGCATGGCCGCAAGACTCGTTCTCGCGGTCCCTGGATCGGTTTGGAGTGTCGTAAGTCCGGGATCGATATCCCGCATGGTCGCAGGCCACGCTATTTGATCCAAAATCTGCGTAATTCTAGTTCCGGATAAATCTCCGGCGCTCGCGCCTGCTACTGTAGAAATCTGCGCCATAGTCGCAAGTCGGAAAGCGTCCACCGCCGTGATTGTCGTATAGACCACGTCCACGGCGTTAAGAGGAGTCGTCGTAGAATACCCCGTAATATATCCCGAGAACATGGGATAAGTCCCTACCGTCGAAGTTCCCGAAATAGTAACTTTTCGCATGGGATCTAATAAACCATAATATGGTCCAGCCGTGTTAAGTGGATTGAAGTCACCGTTTTGATCAACGATTCTAAGCGACAAGGTTCCTGTTTGAAACTGATCTGCCTGCGCGTTTCTTCCTCTAGCGATTTCGACTCTATCGACCTGAGAAGATACATCGACTATAATTGCCGTTGAATCCGCTAAAATATTCGTTCCTAATAATCCCTGATCTAGGATCATAGCCTGCGCAAATGCAGGTCCCGTTGAAAAATTTATTACCGCGTTAAGGGTAGGTGCAGGCATTAAATTGCTCCGGCGTATTTAAGATCATTTCCGTAGCGATTATTGTCTTGTATCGCTAATTGAATTAACCGAGCAAATTCATCTGTCGAAGTCGTAGTAATAGGAGCGTTGAAGTTTAAAATTGTATCGCCACTATTATCGACGGCGATTCCCGCGTCTTTAGCGTCTTTACTAGATCCAGATAAATCGATCGGAATCCCATTTCCATTATTAGTAATTAAATCAGAGATAATCGGTTCGAATAAATCTTTTATATCTTTATCGTCTTTACTCGTTCCGCCGCCTAAAATAGGGCCGGGATCAGCGACAGGAGGCAGAACGGGAGGAACCGGAGAAACTACCGGAGGGATTAGCGGGGTTTCTACCGGCGGGACCACCGGAGGAATTATTTTCGACCAATCTCCGGGCAATTCATCTGGAGCGCCAGGTAATAAAGGAACTATAGGTACGACGATCGGAGGGATTACCGGAGGAATTACCGGAGCGACGGGAAAAGTTATTTTTTTCAGCGAAGCAATATAAGCGTCTAAAGCGGCTTGCCTAGCAAGATCGGCGTCTTTTTGTCTGTCGCTGACCGTCTTTATAGATGCTAATCGCGCGATAAGTAATAATTCGTCTTGCGTTTTTTGTGTGTAAAAACTAAGGTTATTCAAACCTCCGGCGTATTTTATAGCGTCGTTATATCTTCCCCAGGCGGCAGTCTGAAGCGCTTCTTTTTCTGCGTCGCTTACTTTTAGTTTAGAAATCGCGTCTAATTCCGCTAATAGCGTTGTGTCTATTGATTTTAAATTTGCTTCCGATATAGTTTTTATTCCGCTTAATTTTGCTACATCGCTAGATTTAGTCCAGTCTGTCAATTCTTTCATTTTGACAAGAATTGCGTCAGCGTCCTCAAGTTGTATCGCTTTTAATAACTCTAAACGAAGACGAGTTTCTTTATCTATAGACATTCTAAGAGCGGCTTCGACTCCTATTTTTTCTAAATCAAATAAGGCGTTTCCTTTAGAAAGTAATTTTTTATCCGCTGCCGCTTTTTTATCTAACGCCGCCCTAGTCGCAGCCGCTTTTTTATCGGCTTTTATTTTATCCGCTGCCGCTTTTCGAGCCGCTGCCTTGGCTTTAGCGTTTTTATTAAAAGCCATAAGATTACCGAAACCGGTCGTATTATCTGGGAACTGAATACCGGCTTCGATTCTATCGGCTTTTTTCCAAGCGTCTTGTAATTTGTTTGAATTGTCGCTTACTTTTTTCCAGTCAAAAGGATTAAAAGATATTTTTGAGGCTAAATTAATGAGTCTACTTATTCCGATTATAGCGTCGCCTATTCCGGAAGAGAAACTTTCTATAAGAGAAATGGTTTTCGGTAGACCTCCGGTTCCTCCTAAATTAGTTAAAGCCGTTACTAAGTCTTTTCCTATAGATTCGGAAGCGTTAGCGGCAGCAACTTTTAATTTGTCGATAGATCCAGCGTAAGAATCGGCGGCAATTTTAGCCTGCCCACTGGAAACTTCGGCGATTTTAGTTAATATTTGTTCGAAATCCATAGCAGCCAGTTGCGTTTTAGTTAAGCCGATTCCATATTTTATAAGACCTCTAGTATTTCCCGAATAGGCTTTGGCTAAATCATCGGCGACAGAGACTACATCGACCCCGGACATCGCGGAAAGATCTAAAGCGGTTTTTAATAAATTCTGAGATTTAACATAATCGCCGGTCGTAGTTAATAACTTTTGATAAGCCGGACGGAGAAAATCGTCTAAAACTCCGTATTGTTTTTCCAAACTCGCTATAAATTGTTTTACTTTAGGATCTGCAAAGTGTAACCCTAAATTGTCTAATGTTCGAGAAAGTATTTTAGCGGCTTTATCATCGGCGGCAAAAGCCTTAACGGAGGCTTTTCCGTAAGCGAGAACGGCCGTAGTTCCTAAAGCAAGCCCTAGATTTCGTCCGAGTTTTAAAGCAGATTTTGAAAATTTGCGAAGTTCTTTATCTGCCCGCGCTAATCCTTTTCCGTCGAAAGTGGACAGAAATTTGATCGATACCGTCATTTGACTTTTTCTCCCGCCGCTTCCATTCTCGACTTTAGAATTCCTTCGGCTCTAGCGAGTCCGGAAAGTACATTTGCTCTAAATTTTCCGTTATCCGCTTCAACGGCCCTAAAAATTAAACGGCCTTCTTTTTTACCTTTGATTTCTCGTTGGTTATCCTGTTTATCTATTTCGTCGATAAACCAGGCTCCCGCTTTTTTATTCTGAGAGTGCGACACAGTATGATTAGTCTTACTAGCGGTAGGACCTACCCAGGGCAGACCGTCTTTATTTATTCTTCCTGCGGTTTCGTAAATCGCTCCGGCGGCGCTTTTATTTCTTAACTCGTAAAGAGAACGGAATCCCCTAGAGTTAGTTTTAGAAAAACCTGTATCGTACGCGATTCCCGTTCTGATAGTCGTAGGATCGAAAGCCGGAAACCCTAGATAAGTTTTATTGTCTTCCCAACCGTGAAGATTTCTTGGAAGTCCCGAAGGTAAAAAACCGCGAGCCTGACTAACCATGACTTTTAAACTATTTCGCGCGTCTTTATCTATTTCCTTTTTTAAATCCGGAGCGAACTTAGCGAGAGCGCGGCGAGTATCTCTAAGGCCTTTTACCTCGACGGGCACGGCGTACTCCTTCCGCTTTTTCTTTCAGGACTTGCAAAACTGCGGCTAACATTTGAGAATCCCATTCAAGAATCTCGTTAGGAGAAATGTGAAGTTCCACCGCTAGTGAGGCCACTAGATATGTGAAAGATTCACGATCTATCCTTTTGGGTCTTCGTCCTCTATTACCTCGACGGATTCTAATTCGCGAAGAAACTCATCGCCAAAAAGAGGAATTGTAATCGCTGCGCGACGCATGCATTCCCAAGCCAACCAATAAATGTCGCCTTGTCTTTCCTGATCTCTGAATTGCTTATGAATACCGCATTTGAATTGTTGTTCAAATGCGTATTCGATCGCCGGAGTTATTTTCAATGTAACGGCCTCCCCAGAGGCCCTAGTGATTTTGAGGCTTGCCATTTTTTTATCTCCCTAGAATACGACGGTAGTCGAAACTGTTACGGCAGTATTTACCGTAAATGACAGGCTAGAGGCGGCTTCGTCTGCGACGCCGCCAGAACCTACAGGTGTAAGATTATTTACTAGAATTGAGAATTGGTAAGTCGGATTGGTCACCGAAACTGTCGAAGGCGCTACGCCTGCTCCCGTAATCATGGAAACCGCTAAAGTTGTTCCGATAGCCGCGTTGAGCGTAGTCATAACCTGCGCAGCCGCCCAATCGTTGAAGAAGTCGATCGTGAGCGTAGCCGCTTGCAATCCTGCGGCAAATTTGTGTGCAGTATCACCCATTGCTGTGACTTCAAGTTCGTCAAAAGTCTGTGTAAGAGTGACTGCGCTCACATACGCGCTGATGTCAATGCTCGGAACCGTAGGAGCGGCCGCAGTAGCGAGTTTTACTCCTACTTTATTATTTAAATAAATTGCCATTATTTTTCCTCATCTTTTTCGTTAGGAGCGGGTGTCGCTTTTTCTGCGGTTTTTCCTTCTTTTATCTGGCCTGTCTTAATTAGAAAAGCCAAATCTTCTTCGTTAGTAGCCATTTTTTAACTCCAGTTCACTAGGACGGTTATATTTATATCCGAAGTTAATAAAGCACCCGAGGCTACATCTAAAACTGCCGGAGCGGATACATTACCAACATTAAAAACAAGAGAAGAGTTCGCGAGGAGATTAAAAACCGCCACGATCGTATCCTCTATCCCTGCCAAATTGCCCTGATTGTCGAGCATGGGAACCGTGATTATAATTTTAAAAGAAGCCTGCGCCGATAAAGAATTTTGCGAGTTATTCGACGGCGTCAAATATGGATCCGAAGGCGCGACAATAACCGAATTTGCAATAATTGTTGATGGCGGAAAACTAAAAGTAGACCAGACTCCGGGATTATCTAAAACCGCCGCTATAGTCGATCTAAGAGTTGTTATCGCTACTGTCATTTTAACCCACCATGGCCGAAGGCGATGAGTACGGTGCTAACAATCCCCGTATTTTGCCCATTAAATTATTTCCCATGCGGTATGGATTCGCGCTCAATCCGTCTACCGAAACTCCGCCGGTCTGTGAAACCTGTCGAGCCTGCCAGACATCAACGGCCAACATCATTGCGGCTTCTCTTATCGCCGGCGTATTTGCATAACTATCGGTCTTATGTTCTGGCCCGAGCATATTTCCGTAAGGTAAAATTAAATGCTGAGCCTCGTTAGATCCTGTAATCGAGAACTGTAAAAAGGAATAGCCGCGAGGATAGTTATAAGGAAAGCCCATAAATAAATTATTACTGGTTATCGTATAAGGCCCGGTTCCGGTAATTACTCGCGTTCCGTTATAAGGCGAACCGCAGGCAGAAATTGTCACCGTCTGGCCTATTACGAAGATCCCGGGAGAGGCAACTACTAAGGTAGCGACATTACTCGTAAGTCCGGAAGATACGACAGGAACGCGGTTAAACCATAAATACTGATTGACTAAATCCTGCGCGGTCTGGCAAACCTCTTCGACGGTAGCGGAAGAATAAAGCGTGCCGATTCCAAGGTTTGATCTAAGTTCTGCCTCGGTGACATAAGTTGCGGCCACAATTTTCCTCTCTTTCTAAAGGCTCCCAGGGCTAGGGCCTCCTAGCCCTGGGAGCGGCTTAGGGTTTTATCAGGTTAGGTTGTAACGCTGGATTCCTCCGGAAACATTAACCATTGTCGCCAGATAACCATAAATAGCAACTTGGACTTGAAGATTGCTTACCACGTTCACGCTCATGTAAGCGGTAGGACTTTCGAAGACTGTAAAGGCTTCCGGCGAGATAATAAATGCCGATTCATCAATCGTAGTCGAAACCACGTTACGGTCCACATACAAGTCAAGGCCAAGAACGGATCCGCGAGCGGAAGTAGTAGCGGCATTACCGCCTGAGTTGAGAGGATTCCCGGCCGAATAAATCGGACGGCCCGTGGAATCGGTAGCGCCCAAAAGCAAACTCCACTGGCTGCTACCTGCTAGGTAATTTTTAGCGAAGTAAGAAGAAGCGAGGTATGCCGCTGGTGCAGCCTGAGAGATGTAGGAAATAATTCCGGCGCTAGTCGCAGCGACCGCAGTGGCTTGAGTACCACCGGCGGTTAGTGCCGCAATAACTGCGGCGTCTGTGACCTTATCGTAATTATTCTGAAGTTCGCGAGTAATAGCGTCGAAAAAGCCGGGATCCGACCGCTCGAGCAATTCGATTGAAATGGTTTGCATTCCTGCGTATTTGCTTACGCTTGATGTCAAATATGCCGAAACCGCGTCGGTATTATCGACCGCGCCGCCTTCAAGTTCAACTGTAACGGTAGGGTAAGTGGTAAATTTAGGCCGGTTGATTGTCATTCCTGCGGCAGGTAACGCTTGTTTATCGACGCACTCCATGGCAGGACGACCGAAATTTCCCTGAGTCGAAACGATTGACTTTAGATACTGCGTAGGATTGAAACCGAGGCCGGCGCTAGAAAAATCATCGGCTGCAGTTATCCACAATTTTGATTCTTCGTTACCCTGCGCGGCGAGGATTTTATGGCGTAGTAGTTGTCCTGATGATGTAATTCCGTGCCGTACGCGCTGAGAATCTAAAGCGTTATAAGGAACGGCGGTAGTAAGGCGAGATGCTTCGACTACTGGAGCCGGAACCACCTCGGGTGTTACGGCTTCGGGAGTAGTTTCCACGGGAGCCTCGCTTTCTGTTTCGGTTGATGGGTTTTCTTCGTTTTCCGTTTCGTTTTCACTAGCGGCAACTTTAGTTACTATTGCGTTCTCAAACGCGGGTGATTCCACTAAACTGACTTCGACTAATTTAGCAGCGGTTACTAATAAATAACCGTCTTTAGGTAAAGAGGCTTCAACCTCTACGCCAACAGAGAGGCCAGAAATTAAATCTTCCGCCGCTAAAGTGAGATAGTCCGTGCCTTTACTGCTATTTGATATTTTAAAAGTCCCGTAGACAAAATTGCCTTCGCTAGTAAAAGATTGAGCGCGGCCTATTGGATTATTTGTTTCATGTTGCGCAAGTAATTTCACTTTAGCAGCAGACGGAATTGAAATAGAACCGCGCTCAAAAATTACAGGTCCGACGGAAGTATGTCCCGTTGCTCCGTATTCCATAATTTTGCCGGAGATTATTCGGCGCTCCGCGTCTGCCGCCTGTATAGGAGTACTAAAAGTTAATTTCATGACTGATCTCCATTCGGGGTTAAGTCTTCCATTTCCATTGCCTGATCTAAAGTTATTAAACCGAGATTTAACATTTTTTCTATTGTAGCAAGTCGAGTAGTAGCGTCAGCGCGTAGAAAAGTTTCATCGGTTTCAAAACGAACATAATTTCCTTGTGCCGTAATATCGTTCATAGATAAACGATCTTCAATTGCGCAGACATAAGGCGCAAGGGTATAAGCATAAAATTCTTTTCTTGCGTCTAAGATATTTTGGTATGTCATGGATTTATTGGCGTCACTTGAGGCCATGTAAGCAGGAACATTCATTAAACGGCAAATCTGAGTTGATAGCGTTTGAATCGCGTCGTCGTACATCATGTCTTTAGGAGAAAAAGAAGTGACGGAATAATCTAAAGTTGATGTTAAATAAGCCGTACCGCGATTCTGTCGCGCAGATTTCCAAGCCGCTAATAATCCCGCTATCTGTGATTCTGGAAGATCGGCACCAGAATTTTTAATATATCCTGAAGGAATAGGAGTAGCCGCCGCGATACTCGCCGCGCGTTCTAAATCTAAAGCCGCGCGAATAGTTCGCGCTCCAGTTGTAAGCACGGCTGGGTTGAGGCTCTGGAATGTAATTAAACTTCCGACACCTGACATTGGCCGTTGTTCGTTATTAACTAAATAATAATCGACTTCTGTATTATAAGTATTTAATTTTGCCGTAACTCTTTCGTTCTGCACCCAAGCAAAACGCGAAGGCCGACCGTCATCTTTATAAACCTCGGTGATTTCCCAATATGCGACCTGATTAAATAACAAACTTTGCACGGTATAAGCCATCGTTACAGATCGAGGTTGTCTAATATCCGGCTGCTCTAACCAGACCGGAGAACCTAATTCTTCTCCGGTAGATTTTTTATAAAGATTAAGAGGAATTCCTCCGATTACGCCGCAAATTAAATTGCGGCACTTTGCAACTGTCGGAACCTGCATAGCGGAAACTAAATCTATAGCGACATCGCCTAAACCTAATCCATTATTATTCCAGTAAGAAACACCGTAAGGCGCGTCCATAATTGCGGGCGCGTACTGATTTTTTAGCGTCGCCGGATCTTCTTTTACTAAATGCAGCGCCGAAAAAATACCCATAGCCGAAGAGTAGTCCTAAAAGGGACATTTCGGGCATTATTCTTTACGGCGAGTCTAACCGGCGTAAATCCTCGCAACTGAAGCGGGTAAGTTCATTTGATTGACAATCATCGCTAGGGAAATCGGAGCGGAAATATCTCCCGCGCTCTGTCTTCTTATAATTCTCCAAGACGCCTCATTTGTTTTAGCGGCACAAGCGTTCATCTGATTGACGAGATTTTCATCTCCGTTATGAATCAGCCGGCCGGAAACCATAGCATCGAGAAGATCCATAGACGCTTGGTAAAACTGTTGGCCTGAAACATCTATCATTTTAACGCCTGAAATTTCTAGACGGCTCGCGATTGTCTGCGTAGCGTAATGATCGAACATGACCGCACGCGGCAGGTATAAATCGCAGTGGCCTTTTATATCCGCAGCAATTTTTAATTCGTCAAGAGAAACGGAAGAAGTCCAGGAATCCAGAATCTTAACAGCGATTTTTTCTCCGTCCGGCGTCATCTGCCCAATTACGAGCGAGGCGGTTCTACGCGACTGCGCTACATCAAAAGCGAAAAACGTGGCCGGCCCCGGGCCTAAAACGAGAGAAGTATCTCCTAGATCTTCGAAAACGCCGATAGGCCAAGGCGAAGAAAGTGACGAAATCCATTGGCATAATGTTTCCGTTCTAAAGGTTTCCGGAGTATCCGTCGAGAGCGCCTCCTCGATAGCCGCTTCCGTAACCGTGTAGCCTAATGCCGGATTTGACATTGCCCACGCTTCGCGGTCCGTCAGTTTAGCGTGCTGCGGAGCGGAGTATTCGTACCAGCCTAAAGACTTCGCGGGATAAGATAAAGCCCTATCCCTTAGATCGTTTAAAACCGTAGAGAACGCGTCACCGGCGTTGGAAACAAGTATCGTCTGCGAGTTCGCGCGAGCGCGGGTCGTAGGTTTAGCGGCGGACCAGGCCTCTTCCGAAATTTCGCGCAATTCGTCAATAAATAACAGGTCGGCCGATTTACCGCGAGAGCCGTCACGAGTCGCGGCTACTATCTCGTAGCGAGCGCCGTTAAGTAACTCTACGCACTCGTTACCGGAGCCGAACTTACCGACTGTCCCTCGGTTAAGTAAAACCTGCGACCTGAGAAACTCGTTCCGCTCTATTATCGATACGACCTTCCGAAAGGTATCTAAAGCCATAGAACGATTAGATGACATCGCTACAACGGACATTTCGCCTAATACGAATAAGCCGTAAAGGATACGGAGAGCGGCAAGGTAAGTCTTACCCTGTTGCCGGCTTACGAGAATACCGACCGTCTTCCGAACGAATAATCCGGCTTCGTCTACGGTAAGAAAATCATCGGCCACGTATTTCTGCCAGGGAAGAAGCGGGGTTCCTACTTTTTCAGCGAAGGCGGCAAAATCATCTCCGTAACTCTTACCCTTTAGCGGAGGGCTAGAAATTCGGGGTTTAGTCCTGCCCATTAAAGGCTTCTTTTTTCTAGTCCCCAGCGCGATCGGTATCGGTTCGGCTAAGTTTTCTGCTGATTCGGAACGGATCGGTTCGATGTCCGATTTGTCCGGATTGTCTTTTATGTCTTTTACGCGTAGATTATCCGG